TAACTCACCACCTGGTACTGTAGAACCCTGTCCGCTGGCTGTGTTAGTGCTCCCCCCTGCAATGGTTGCATAAAGACCGCTTGCTACTTGAGCAGCGGCAGTGCGATTTGTTTGCAAATCTGTTGCCGAAGAACCCCGTTTATTTCCTCCGGTCGCCGTACTGTCAGCAACATGTCCGGTAATCGCGCCAGTGCCTTTAGGTCGTATTGCAAAATCAACATTGGTAGCGGCATTGGCAGCGGTTAACGAAACTACAGGCACCGTTGCATTTGGCGCGGCTGTATTCACTGCCTCAGTGAAGTTAGTCAGTCCACCGCCTGAAGAAACAAGCGCAGCACCACTTGCGCGCGTATAGCTCGTACAGCGCCAGTTTCCCGATCCGAGCGACAAAAATTCAGCAACGTCACTTGCAACCGTCGTGATGTTTGCCGAACCTGGCAAAATCAATGACGCTGCGTTATGCGTCAGTAGCAGTGCTCCGCTGAACACAACCCGGCGAAATGCGCCTGCCGCAATGGAATCAAACGCGGTGATCGTGGTCGTGCCAGAAATGGTGACGCTGTTGGCGGCTGCGGCACCAATAGCAACGGTCGCCGCCGACGCGATGGTGACAGTGGGCGCTTCATTCAAGGCGCTGGTCAGCGTGCCGCCGGTAAATGTACCGCCTGCACCTCCCACACTAGCGAACCCTCGCTTATCAGTGATCGTCGTAATCGTGGAAGCGCCGGTCGCCACTGTGCAGATCGGGAAGCGCCCCGATGTAAAGCCAGTCGTATTCGATGACACAGCACCAGCGCCAGTCACTTCGACATAGTTGGTCGTGCTGGCCGCTAGTGTCAGCGTGCCAGCCGCCACGGCAGCAGTCGCGTTGTCACTGCGGATGGTACCTGCGTTATACCCGTAAGTTAGCCCCGTCGTAGTTCCTGCTACATTGGCGAAGTCGGTCAGCGCAGAACTACCGATGATCGGCGCCGGAACCGCAGCCCATACAGGAACGCCGCCAACTACGGTCAGCACAAAGCCGGTCGAGCCGATACCGAGCCGCGCCGCTGCCCCCGATGTCCCGCCGATAATAAGATCGCCGGCCGCTGTCATGGGATTGACGAATCCCCCCGTCAAACTCTGACCAAGCACCCGATTGTCGGTATAACTGGTGACGGTCGATGTGCCAGTCACGACAACATATAATTGCCAATAGCCGGCGGTGAATCCGCTGGTATTGCTTGTAACCGCACCACTGCTTGGATTTGCCTGGATGTAGCTGGTGGAACTGACTGAAAGCGTCAGCGTGCCGTTGGCTATCTGTGTCGCCGTGCTGCCCAGCAGGATCGTGCCGCCGTAATAACCCCAGGTAAGGCCGCTTGTTGTTGATTGCCTGCGACCGTACAAAGTCGCCGGACTAGCGGCATCCAATAGTGCATTGATCGTGATTTCTTTCGACGATTGTGACTGACTGACTTGATCGATATTGCTGGTGCTGGATGCCAAGATGCACTCCTGTAAACGCAAAAAGCGCCCCGCAGGGCGTTTGATTTAGTTGAATGTTCTTATCGTGTGATGCTGGTGGTCAGCGGATAGCCGCGCCCGGTCGTAGAGGAAAGTTGATAAACCTTTACAAAGAGCGTTGTTTGGTTGCTGCCGAAATCGGAAACCTGATTTGCGCTGGAATACACAGCAGTTGGCGTTGCCGCCGCCAACGTGCGCTTGACCGTTGTGTACGTGCCGTCCGAGAAAATATCCATCGAATACGACTCGCTGGTTTCACTCAATGGCACGTCCACCAGATCACGCAACTCGCCACCCTTGCGCGTACGGCGCAACCAGGTCAACGTCCAATCGCTGGTCGATGGGTTACGATTGCCGTTCAAATACACTGGCGACAAACATTTCAAATTGACACCGTTATAGGTCATCGTACGGTTACTATCCGTGTCAATCGTTTTTCCAGTTGTGATCCCGCGATAGGTACGCGCCATGCCAATGGTATTGAGATTGCTGGCGACAAATTGCAAGCTAGAAGTATCGAGAAAAACAAGGTGGTCGTTGGTCGCGTGTAGACCGGTCGCCCATTCGCTACCGAAACGACCGCGCAAAAGGTCCGTCAGAATATAGGAGCCATCGGATTGCAGCACGCAGTTTTGCGCCGCGATAATTTCCCAACGCCCGTCCACGCCATATGCAAAATGATTTGCGCCATTCAGCATTTGTAACTCGGTAACGCTCGACAGCGCTTGATTGACCAGCACTTGCAAGATGCCCGCTTTATCAATCAGGAGACCGTTATGCACACTCAAGCTGTTGGAGGCATAGCCCATGATGGACCCAGGCTTGGAGAACCCTTGTATCTGCGCCCATGTCTGCCCAACGTCGTCCGACCGCATCAGAATGCCCCCCGGCCATCCGGATAGGTAGCCTGACATCGCCACCGGGAATCCCGCTGTATCGAAAACGTCCTTCAATAGCGGGATGTCGAGCAGTTCATATTGCGTCGGGCCGGATAGTGTCAGCGTCTGTCCTGTCGATGCCCCTACTCCACCCGACGCCGTTGACGTGTAGACGGTGGCGTTGTTGTATTTAGCCTGGCATTCCAATCGTCCATCTGACGTGTAATTAATTTGTGTCAGGCGTAGCTGGTACGAGGCATCAGCGGTCGTAATGGTAATAACATCAGACGGCTCCAGGTAGTCGAATTCCGGTGGCAGCTTGAACGACACGTCGTAGCGCTCGAGCCAATACAGATACAACAGAATTTCAGCCTTCTGTGCCGCCTCGTCGGCGGTCAGGACTATGGCCAAGTCCATTGCGCTGACATTGACGGATTGCGTGTTCAGTCGTTCCGCGTACTGCTCACCAGGGTTGTATTCGCGGTCGCTGTCAAAATATTTCAGCGCCACCTTGCTTGGCAAGACGCTATCCATCTCCCGCGAATTGGTGATCTGGACGCCAGGCTGGCCACTGATCGAACGTGCATCCAGTTTTGCGACAGGAATCGTGACGACGGAAGAGCCGCCCCGTGGTTTGAATACAATTTTATAGCCGGACTGGATGACGTCGAACGGCCATGCCCCAATCAGCGGATCGAAACCGCCGCGAATGGCCGCGATGGAACTAATGGTATAACCACGCACCAGGCTTGATAGGGCCGTGACATCGATGTCGGACGATCCGATCAGGTTGCTCTTGAGACATTCAGCACTGACGATAGAGGACAGCGCGATAGTCTGGGATGCGATGGCATCAAAATTGATACAGAGCGCCGTTGTCCCATTTTGCACATATAACACGCCGCCAATCGGCATCAATCTCAACGGGTATGCCGCCACCGACATCGTGTATGTCCGTTGCAAAACGCCCGTTGACAGGATGTAGAGACTAATGCCAGCCGCATAAGCAACAAATATTCTATCGCCCGATACCGCAAAACCTAATACAGCGGTCCCTAGATAACTCAGACTGGTCGCACTGATGAGATTTAGATCGAGGTCATATTTTTTAAGCGTGGGGGCAGAGGTCAACGCGTAAACATATCCGTCATTGGATACATTCATCAAAAAATGACTGCCCGGCGTTTCATCTACGCCGGCGGCGGTTTTTTCGGCTGCAGTTATCCCACTTGCTGACAGTGGCCATCTGAAAATACTATTCCATATAACCCCACCATTGCGCTTATCTACGCCAATGTAAATATTTCGTTTTGCATACCATTGCGCGCCACCATAGGCTGGATTCGACGTGTTTTCCCCATAAAACCAATAGGCTGGCGCGTTCAAAGTTGGGCGCAGGTCCGCAACATATGCCCCGCTCGCCAGCAACCGACAATAGCCGGAATTATCATCGGCAGTGATTGCGTAAAATATGCCGTCGAGCAAATGCCCAGAATTTGTGTATGGGGCAGATGCGCCGGCATTATCTACGGTCAGGGTATGCGGTTTAGGGGAAGCCAGAGAAAAGTCGCACGTATTGTGAACGTATGTTGTCCCCGTGGTGAGATACGGAGTGGTCGTCACCAGGTACTCTGGAAGAGAGTTGGTATCCGACACAGAGAAATAATGTCGGCCAATCGAACTAGCGGGAAGAATTAATGTATCTACCAATGCGGGTGTATTGACCGCATTTTTTATCACTTCCACTTTAACCTGGGCGCCAACCAGCGAATTCTGATATTTTTCGAGCGGAAGATCGTAAAACACGATATAGGCGAGGCCGCGATAGGCCGGCGTGTTCGCCACACCCAATGTCGATTGCATGCGCGGATCCGGCAGTTGCATGTCGTCGCCGTTGTATATTTTGAACAGCGGCGTTGCCTCTCCGCTAGCGATGATGCTACTGACGTCGGTTGCACCGGCATCATAAATCAGATTTGCGCCAATCCAAATACGACGCGCGCCTGCAATCGGATTGCCATCCGAGCAATCAAGCAGACCGACAGCAAAGGTCGCGCTGTAAGTGAACGTCGTAGTCTCTGCTCCACCGCCGCCCTTACCCTGACTTTGGGTATGCGGAGTTTCCTTGAGTTGGTTGTTTTCCAACCAGAAAACATTACCAACAATTGGCACGGTACCGTACGCGCGCGGAATGACAATGCCATAGGTGCTGGTCTGCGTGGTGAGATCGGACAGCCGCGGCCCCATGATCTTCGGGCCTTTTGGCGGGTCGATCATACTACCGATGCCCATACCAATCTGAGCACCTATCAACGCACCTTGCGGACCGGCGCCAATGAAAAAGCCTGCTACCGCGCCAACAATGCCGCCAACTACTTGCCCGGCGCTGCTCATGCGATTTCCTTAAAGCGGTACACCGCGACGATGCGCGCCGCCCACATAGATGACAGACGGTGTTCGCATACTTTGCCGACGGCGAGATAGCTATGAATCATGGTTTCGCCGGCACAGATCGCCAGATGTTGCGGCTCACTGGCGAAGCGCATCAACAGAATGTCGCCAGCCTGGCGATCCGTTACGTGCTCAATACAGTCGTTGCTGTCCAGCGTTGCCTGTAGCAGCCCTTGGTGCGGCGAACGGCCATAGGCGGCTACGTCGGTATACGGGATACCCAATGAACGCACCACATGCACAATCAGGCCCGCGCAATCGAGTGCCAGACCAGCGATACGGCCCTGGTGAGCAAAAGGTGTATCCAGCGCGCCGCGTGCGGCGGTGATGATGTCGTCGGCGGTCATCCTGCTTGCCCGATCTGCGCGTACTGGGATCCGGTCGGAATATTGGTAAAGCCGCCGTGATTGGGCACGTTATTCCACTTGTCGCGGCAATCGGACAGGCGCTTGCGGCAACCAGGGATCATCGTGTAGGTGTCGCCCACGGCCGGCGCGTAGTAAAACGGCTCGTAGGTGACGATCGTACCGCCGGCGCCGAACGATTTCACCTCCTGCGCCTTCAGTCCGGCGTTCTGGCCACTGGTGAACCGGATGGTGCCAGCGCCGAAATAATCGGCCACCTCTCCGCGCGTTGCATCGGAAAACTGGGAATTACCGGTGACGGCCGTGATGGTGCCAGTGACCGTCAGCGGGCCTAGCGCCACCTTGCAGCCGGCATATTCCTGGCCGCCGAACTTCTTCTGGCAGGTCACCGTGTAAGACCGCCCGACCGACTGATTCAGCGCATCGATGAGCGCCATCTCTTGGATCTGGTACTTGTTGTCGGTGAGCGTGGTTTTACCGAAGATGGAGGCTACGATCGGCTCGTAGTCTTCCACTGGGTTATCCCAGTTGGTGGCAAACAGGTAGCAACGGGCGCCGTCGAACACGCCAGACGAGATCGCAGCTTTGCTGATCCCAGCGACGCCGGCGATGCCCTGCAGGTCGATCATGGCTGGCGACGTGCTGGACGCTGCCGTGTAGCCAGTGAACTCGTAGCCGGAATTGGTCAGGTAGACCGCGCCGTTGCTCATTTTGATGTCGCGCGGGTAATGCGTCAGTTGCACGCTCGCACCGACCACCGGCACGATGCGCAGGCACAGCACCCGGGTGGCGTAATTGGCTACTTGGGTTTTCATGGTACGAGCAGCTCCATAATGTCCACGGTCGAGGTGTCGCGCATGGCTGGCGATAAATAATTGACATCGATGCGGCTGTTGAAACGGCAAGGAATATCGAACTGGCAGCCGGCGGTGACGGGCTCGCCGGCCTGAGGGCGGCTGTTGACACTGCCGCCGCTGGCGTAGGCACTGAACAAGGTTGAATCGATCGCCACCGTGATGCTGGTGCCAGATATGGCGGTTACCAGGCCGCGCAAACTATTGATCTGCGTCATGCCGGCGACGCCGCTGAAATAGGCCGAATCGCCGACAACGAAGGCATGCGCGCCAATAGTGGCAATAGCTGACGATGCCCGAGATATGCCAGTGACGACGCCGGCCTTGTTCGCGGCGAACGTCACCAGCCCGGTCGTCGTGTCGACCGTCCAGCCGTTCGGTGTGGCCACGCCGCTTAACCCGATGACAGTTGTGCTGGCCACGGGCTTGAAGATCGTGCGCACTGGCAGCCCGATAGACAATGGCGTGCCGCCGGTACCGTATTGCTTCTGCAACTGGTACACGCCGGCCGAGACAAGCAACATGACCTGGTCGGATGCCGTCGGCGTGCCGGTGTTGCCATTGGTCGAAAAATCGTCAATCGTTTTGACACGAAAACCGCCGAACATGCCATAAGCGCGGTGATACAAGCCCAGCACCCGCGTCCAAAGATCGGATTGCTCCAATCGGTATGTAACGGTGAAATGTCGAGCTGGGAATGGATGCACAACCCGGCGATATTCCTGGCCGCCACTCGTCGCGGTGATCTCGACGTTGTATTCATCCGCATACACAGCGCCGATCAACGCATCGCCAGGCAGACGTTCTTCAAGAAATGCGGCCATCGATTACCCATAAAAAAAGCCGCGCCTCAGAAGAGGAACGGCTCGAAAATGAAAAAAACCAGCGGTTAGGCTGGTTTAAGGTGTTTGGCTACGCGTAACGCTGGGCTCCAGAGAACGCCGCCAATGCCTCACGCGCACCCTGGCCGGCAGCACGACGAACGTCTGGCGCATTGCTATTGCCGTTGACATGCACGTTGATATTGATCGGTTGATCCGATTGACTGGATTTTCCTGAGTGCAGCATGTCGTTCGGGATGATCGTGCCGGCGCCGCGCGGAATGAATAACTCCGGACCTTTCTCGCCAACCATCGACGGCACGTTCAACGGTGGTTCACCGCCGCCCGCGAATCCCGCCGCCAATGTGAAACCGCTTGCAGCTTGTGCCCCATCTGCTACGCCCAGGGCTGCGCCACCGCCGCCCGACGCCATCCCAAGAAAACTCATCGCAGTACCAAGCCAGCCGCTCCCACCTGCACCACCGGAAGTCAATGATGTATATGCTTTCGCAAGCTGTTCCTTAACGATGATCCGGTCCAGGTCTGCAAGGATGCTCGTTGCAAAGCTCTTGAAATCAATCTTTCCTGTCGTGAGGAATGTAACCATCGCATCCTCTGCCGACTTGAATGCGCTGGACATAGCATTGCCGATTTGGCCGCCGACATTTGCAGCTTCCTCACCATACTTGCGGATCGATTCGGTGACATTGAACCAAGGGTCTTGAGATTTATCGAACTGTTTCTGGATTAGGTCTTGAGCTGCCAGCTTAGCGGCGTCAGCTTTCGCGTAGATCGATGCAATCTCGTCGTCCGTGATCTTCAAGCCTTTTTTTCCAAGCTCCGCATTAGTTGCAAAGATCAGGGCCGCAACCTCGCCATCGATCCGGCGTGCTTCGGTAAGTTTAGCGAGTTCGACTTGCCCTTTGCCCATCCATTCAATGTCTTGCCTACGAATATCAAGTTGCTGCTGTTCTTTGAATGCAAATTGATCGGTCGACTTATCGAATTTACGAAGCACCTGCATCTGGCGCTCCAACTCCAGACCATCCTCGATCATCTTATTCTTCGCGATGTAATCGGCCTTTTGCGTGCTAGTCAGCGGACTAAATCCTTCCGACTCGCGCTGACGATCTGAAAATTTTCCCATCGTCACATCGAATTCTGCCATTGCAGATTTAGATTCCCTGACCTTGCCTTCGAACTCGTTAAAGTGCTTTATAACGTAGTCGATACCGGCCTGGGTGGCATTTAGCCCATCCATTGCCGTTGTAAATGGATCCTTCGGGCCAACGGCCTCTTTTTTTGGATCTTTAGGAGGTGGAACGTATGTCTTGCCTTTTTGTCGAACCGTGTCCGCAGCAGAAGCTGCGCGATCATCCAATGCCCAAGCCGTCCGCATCGCATCGGCATTATGCCGAGCCTGCGCAACGATGTTATCGCCGATTAGACCTAAGCGTGCCTTAGCATCTGTCCAACCGCTAACAAGAGCATCTGTAGCCCCGGAAAAATCACCCTTAAGAACTCTTACGCCGGCGATGGCGACGCCCTCCAGGCCCAATCCGATGGCAGATATACTACCGACAATGGATTCAGACACCATATAGACAACGGTCTTTAACCCATAAAACAGAGACGTGATGGTCGCCATCGAATAGCGGAACACATTAACTGCAAATGGGAAACCCGTTTTGAAGAACTCTGCGAAATCAGTCAGAATTGGCATGATCTGATCTGCCCAGGCGCGTTTGAATCCCTGACTTGTTAAGTCGGTTTCCCGATTAAAGTCACGCATGGCATCCTCATAACGCTTAACGGCAGCCTGGGATTCATCCCCTATTCCGAGGTTGTAATCATTAAGTCGAGCAGCAGCCTCTGCAATTTTTTCTTTAGTGAGGGTTGCCGCTGCTGCTACTTGCTCAGCCGTGCCGATGCCGATCTCAGTTGCCGCACTGTTCCGGTCCCATCCGACGGTGTACTTATTTAGTTCCTCATTGACATTTTTCACTACCTCATACAATGGGAGCAGATTACCCTTTGCATCTTTATATTTGATGCCAAGGCGATCCAACGCATCCGTATTCGCCCGCACCGAGGTCTCTGCATTTTTGAAAACGGTGATGTAATCGCCTTTATCAATACCGATGGCGGCGATTGCTGCATTGGTCGCAGACGCCTGCTGCGCCGTCACATATAGAGAATTCTGAATCTCTTTAACCTGGTCATTTGCTTCGATCAGCGCATCGATGCTCTCGCTCTTGTAGCTCTCCCCGGTCAGCAGCCCCACAATAAAACCAAGCGATCCGGTAATGATCTTGTAGGCGGTGTAGATCGCGCCTAAACCGACCGCAGCAAATACAGCGCCAATCACCAAGCCGGTGACAATCGCCTTTGCCTTGGTCCATTCCATGAATTTGTCCCATGCCGTCTGGGCGCCCACGATGCCCACACCGATTCCGGCGCCTATCGCTGTCGATATCTTTTCACCGGTGGATTTGAAGTCAGCTTTGCCGGGCGCCTCAGACAATTGTTTAATTGCCTCTTCTGACTGCGCACAACTCGCCATGATGGCTTCATTCGCTGCCTGCATGTCACTGCCCATTGCTAGTGCAGCCTTCTGCATTTCTATCGACGATTGGAGCAAGCTGCGGCGGAATTCATCTACCGAGTTAGAGGACGCTCCCATGCTGGACTGCGTCGACTTTGCCACAGTGTCCATTGAGGACGTGAGACCGCCCACGTCACCACTAACTTTTACGGAAAGATTACCGAATGACATTGAGCGCCCATAAAAAAAGCCGCCAGAATGTGGCGGCTTGTTGAATATTAATTTTTTACTTGCTTCGTTCGTCTATGCCTTTTTGGCTCGCATTTACAGCGCCATCTATAGCGGCCTGCAGTTTGTTCGAGGTATCCGCAACAAAACCTAATCCAGACCGCCGCAGCGCGTCGTCCACATGATCAGTGACAGGCTGGACGGCCCTACGAACTGGGGTGAGGAGCGTCCATAAGAAAACGAAGCCCCGCCATACGACCCATACAACGAAAAACAACATCATCAACTTGATTAAACCAGCGCCATTGTTGGCGCCCTTATTGGTACCTGACGCCACGGCAATGATGATCGACGCCGTCAAAACTCCCAAAAACCACTTCGTCCTCGTTTTCATAATTCCCCCTTGAATTTGCTGACTATATCGCAATAAAAGGGAAAAGCGTTGGCTACGGGCCATCTTTCTTTCCAAAAAGCATCTGTTTGATAAGATTTGATTGCGCCTCTGGATCATCTAAGATGATGGGTTCCTCGGGCTTGACCTGTCGAGAAAATAACAAAAACTCGTCTATCACATAAGGATTTGGTCGTTTTTTGGAGTCTCGATTTACGTTTGCCATTATTGATGCAATATGCGCTTGGGCATAGTCATGAACCATAGCGCCTACTGGCTCAATGGCAAAATATTCTTGCCAGCCAATATATTCATCGAACGGTAACCGATCTATCTGACCCAACGTCATGCCAAGGGCGAGCGCCAGGCGGAACCGGAATAGGCGCTCGGGGTCATCCCTTAGTTTTTTTGTTCTGCCGGCTTGCGGAATCCGCTCAATTCAAGCGCAACATTCACCAAGCGCTCAACTTCGGCGTTACTCGATGCCGACAGCGCATCAATATCGCTTTCTGTGAAAATTAGTGCGCCTTCATCATCAACGAATGACATCGCCACAAGATTCAGGCCGAAGGCATCATCATTGTCTCCAGTCTGTTTCAGCTTGGAGCGGATGCCGTTGACCTCGCCTACAGACAATTGCTTTGCTGTAATCGAGCCAAAGCCGTCAATTTCGACAGCCTTTGTTTTTGGCTTGATCGCCGCAAAGAGTGCGCTTTTATCAAAACTCATAGTGTTTTCCTATTGTTGAAATCAAAAATTACAGTCTGCTGAACCTTAAAAATTACAAACCGGTCACTGCGCCAGAGATGCGCAGATCAACGGCGGTTTTTGCCACTGCATCAACGCCGCCAGCCAGGCTGAATTTCTTGACGTAGGCGCTGAAAGTGATGACATTGGTATTGGGCAGCGTCATCGAGAAATTCGATAAGACGCCAGAGAGCTGCTTCGAGCGCAACGCGACATGGCCGGCGTTGGTGTTGTCATAATCGATGTTGAAACTGAACTGGCCTGGATCGGTAATGCCGAGGCGATATTCCTTGGCGGTGCTCGATAAGTTGGTGACATCAATTTCCGATGCGGAGCCATCGAAACCGGTGAAATCCTTGATATTGGCAACTGCGGTTAATGTGACGGGCGTCGCGGTACCAGCAGCGGTGATCGTCTTGCCAGTGGTGTCTACATACACCGCGAAGGTGTTAATTGTGATGTTGCGAACGCTGTAGGTATTACCATTCAACAAACCGGCGTCGGCACCTGTCAGGCCGGCTAGTGTCACCACGTCGCCGTTATTGAGTGCATGCGCGGTCGAGGTGATGATGGTCGGATTACCGACCGTGATACCAGTAATGGTCTTAGCTGCACCGGTACCGGTGCCGATGCTCAGCGTGGTGCCCTGAGCCGAGATTGCAGAACTTGTCATGTGCGAGCCTCTTAAATAAAAAAAGCCCGCACATGGCGGGCTGTTGATGAAAAATGAATAGGGTTAATGCCAGAGCGAATAATCTGCAGCGATGCGGAAAAGTTTTGTATCTGCTTCGTAAAAATCCTGGGCTGGTAGCGACACGTTTTGCACCGACCAGGTCGCCATCAGCGTTGCTACCTGCGCCTCCAGCGTGGTGACATCAGCCTCATTCAATGCATACAGATCGATCTGCATGCGCGTATTGGTCAGGCCAGAATTGCCCGACAAGACGTTTTCCGAGTTGCCAAAAATGCGCAGATAGACGATGTAAGGCTTGATGGCCTGATCGGGTGCTACCCGCGGATAAACTCGACCTGCGGCGAGCGTCCCGCCCGTAGAAAGCAGCGTGTAAAGTTGGCTTTTGATACTCATGCGCCATCAGCCTTATTGATACTGTCAAGAATTTTTTTCTTTAGCCGCGATTCGACCTGCTGCTTTGCTGCTTCCACGCCAGGTCGGAAAAATGGTTTTGCAGGTTCTTTGCTGGTGCCATATTCGTCAAATATGGCGTAATGCTCGACACCATCTTTATCCGATTTTTCGATCTGCACGGTAACGCTCGCATGATTGGCACTATGCTCCCCCACGACGGTATCAAGATTGGCGACCAGAGCACCTGTTCTAACTGGCGCTCGTCGCCGAATCTCTGTCTCGACAATGATTGCTGCATCCGTGACGATGTCCGGCAATTGATCACGCAACCGAGCATTGAGCTTTTCAATGTTGGCCTGCAGCTCACTCAGGCCTTGGATGTTCTGAAAATTAGCCATTATTCAGGCCTTCAGCAGCCGTAATCTTTATCGTGCGCTTACGCTCATCAGGATCGGTCGCACCGCTGATGTTGAATATCCGTCCGCCGTAAGCGATGCGGTATCCATTGGTCACGGAAGGATTCGCAAACTCAGTCCGATATCGAACCGTGATCATGTGTGTCGCCTCTGACTGTACCGATTGCGCCGCGAACAATTCACGCGCTGTCAGTGCCTCGATCTCCGCCCAGACAGTGAACATATCTGTCCAAGTAGTCACCTGTTGGCCGTAACCGTCCACGGATGCGCTGCGCTGCTGGAACGTAATGCGCTTTCTCAGGTCGCCGGCCCTCATAACACTGGCACCCGGTACGGATCGAGCAAACCGTCCACGAATGGCAATGCTTCTACTTTGCCTCGCCCAAGAATCGCGACTTCTTCACGGTTCTCATACATCGTATTAATGCGTAGGAGGATCCACTGGCGAATTCCTTCCGGAACAGTAGCCGCGGCGGTGCCATAGCCGGCTACATAATCGATGCGCACGCTACCGATTTGCGGCAGCGTTACCGGCCAGGACTTGCCATACGCTGGTGCTAGCCGTGGGCGTAGGCCTGACGCATCGAATACGTAGTCAGTGACGGGCATCGTGATCCATGCGCCAGTCATATCCTGATAGCTGACGCTGGTAATGCTTTGCACCGGACCATACGCCAACGTAATCTCGACGCTGGGCGGCTGATCTGGCGTGTAGGCAGCGATGCCCGCGTATGGTAGGCCGGATATCGGGAAACCCGGGAATCCGTCACGCGTGGCGCGCCAGGTCTGGGTGATGAATGCGCGGCCAGTATAGCTTTCGGCATAGCGCCGAGCGGCAGCGATCAACATCGTTATTAGGCTGTCATCCGCCGTTTGGTCGGTATCGACGCGCAAGTGGTTCTTGGCGTCGGCCAGCAGCACCGGCTCGCTGGCCGGCGGCGTGATCAGCGTGAGTCTCATTGCGCAGCAGGATCTTGCGGCGCGTCTGCGTCAACGGTTGGTTCGATGACGGTCGCCGCGGCAAGTTCTGCAGCGGCGTCAGGATCTTGCAACACAATAACTTCAGCCCGATTGTCTTTTGCGTAAGCGACTGCATCAGGATGGTCATCAACTGCACCTGATTCCGCCAATGCTCGCACGACCTTTTCAGGGCCTTCAAGAATCTGGCCACACTTGATACCAAGCGCGCCATTATCAGAAAGTGCCCGCGCTTGCAAAGAAGGGGTTTTTGCCATGATATTTCCTTGTTTTATCTGGGAAAACCCCCACCACGTATGAACGCGGCGAGGGGCCGAGCCGGAAACCCTGTTTAGGTTGCGGAATGCTGGTAGGTCTTGACGGCAGCGGTATCGAGCAGGTTGCCGCCGGCGCGCGCCCATGCCAGGAAGCCCACTTGACCCTTGCTCATATAGGCGCTGTCGTCGAAACGGAACAGCGTTACGTCCATGGCGTCGCGGATCAGGTACTTGCTGTGCTGGCCGAAGCTCATCGATTTAGCGCTTGCGGCCGGTACAGGCATGTCGTTGTTGATGTTTACCGGGTAGCCTAGCAACTGGTCCGAAAACTCGCCGGCGATACCTGCCTGGTAGCTCGGAGTCCAGATCGGACGGCCCTGGGTGTCCTTGATCTTGCGTACTACCTTACGGAGTGCCTGGCTGAAATTCCAGGTCAGCGGTCCTTCGGCCAGGTAGGCAATATCAATGCTGTCGACCAGGTCCACCAGATCGTCATAGATGACAGTCAGCGTCTGGCCAGTGGTACCGGTCTTGCCGACTGCTGCGGCAACCGACAGACCCCAAGGCTCACCAGTACCGGAACCCTGGCTGAACTTCAGGTTCTGGATGCGGCCGATACGGTCACGCATGCGCTTTTGTACCAGCGTGACGACATCGATCTGCGAGTCTTGCAGCAATTCGATTGGGATGGTGATGATCTTGGAGCTGAACTTGACGGTGTTGACCGGCACTGTGCCGAATACCGCATCCGCCGCAGAGGCAGCGCTGTTCTGCGTGACTATCTCGCCGATCTCTGCGGTCCCGTCGGTGGACGGAAAGCTCATGTCGTTACCCATCGCAGTCGCGATGCGCTCAGAAATGCGACGCATGCCGGCATAATCCTTGAGCACGTCAACGAACTGGCTGGCGACTTCGGTTTGCACAGTGTAACCACCCTGCGAGCCGGTTGAGGTGCTCATGGTATTACGCACCGCGGCCATTTCTTCCGGCGCCAGATCCTTGAACGACTTGCGCAGGAAGAGTTCGAGACCTTTCTCGCGTTCGTTCTTTTGCTTAGACGGATCGATCTTGTCGACATCGTTAAATGCCTTTTCTGCTTGCAAATTGAGCACGCGTTGATGCGCCTCAATCTGCTTGTCGGTGCGCTCGGCGTCGTCTACCAGATTGTCGAACTTGGTTTGATCTTCCTTGCTCCAGGTCTGCTCGCCTTTTTCGGCTAGCAACTGGTTGGCTTGGCGTGCGAGTTCGTTCTTGCGCTCGCGCAGTGCTTGGATGCTCATGGTGGTCCTTTCAGAGAGAGCAAATAAAAAAGCCGCCAAATATGGCGGCTTGGGAATCGCTGCGCAGTGAGCGCGTCAGGCGATGGTCAGCAGGCGCAAGCGCCGGCAATTGTTGGCGTGCACAGCCGATAGGTCGGCCGGCGCGGGTGGTTCGGTCAATGCCTTGGGAGTACGCTGGTAGGCGCTGAGGTTGAATTGCTTACGGCTGCTATTGCTGGCCTTGTCAGGCGGTACGGCAATACTGTTGATCATGCCGATATCGAGCGCCTCTTGCGCCGTGAACCAAGTCTCCGCATCCATTAGGGCCGCGATCTCGTCGATGTCCTTACCGGTCTGGCGTGCATAGTCGGCGGCGATGGTGCCGTCCATTTTTTGCAGCAAAGCTGCCATGTCAAGCATGTCGGACTTGTTGCCTATTGCGACGCTCCAGGCATTGTGGATCATGAAGTAGGCGCCGTCAGCCATAATGACTTCATCGGCAGCCAGCGCAACTGTGGTGGCGGCAGAAGCAGCCAGCGCATCGATATGGGCAACGACTTTCCCTGAAAATTCCTGCAGCAAAGTGGCGATCGCACGCGCTTCGAATACGTCGCCACCCGGCGAATTGATGCGCAGATGGAGCGTTGTGTTGGCTTCCAGCGCCTGTAGCTGGGAAGCAACGTCCGATGCGGTAACGCCCCAATAGGAGTCGATCACATCGTACAGATACAGCGTAGCTTCCTGTGCTGCATCATTTCTGATCAGATTGAGCGGCTTGCGGTCGGCGCTGGCGTTGTCACGCAGCAGTTGCATTAATTTATTCTTCATGCTTTTGCTCCTGCCTGCGTGGCAGGCATAGGTTTGAAAATCTGATCGCCGCCCTCAATTGGCGGCAGGTTTTTTCTGGCTCGGACTTCGTTGACTGTCATCCAGCCTTCGCCGGTGCCAGGGCCGCCTAGAGCAGCGCGGAAGAATTCTGATTGCGCCGCCAAATCGCCTTCCAGCAACGCAGAGCGGTCAAATTCGACAAACATCCCGGCGTTGCGGAATAGTTTGCGATTGAGTTCCTGTTCGATACGTACCAAATGTGGCTGCAAGGTGAAGGTGACGAAGGCACGCCCCATACTTTCAATCCCAGTACCCCAGCTGGTGCTTGCCGAGGTTTCGCCGATCATGTGCGGTGGCACGCCGAAGGCGCGGGCAATGTCTATCACCTGGAATTTTCTCGCCTCCAGCAACTGCGAATCCTGCGCACTGATGCTGATTTCCTTGGCGTCCAGACCTTCGGTTAGCACCAGTGGGCGCTTATGGGCATTGCTGATGCCGCTGTATTTGCTGGCAAACATGTCTTGCATCGTTTTTATCTGCTCGGCATCCATCTTCTTGTCAGTGCTGAGCACAATGCTGGGATGGGCGCCGTCGGCAAAGAAGCGACCGCTATATTCATCCATGGCGATTGCGTTGCCCGAGGCCTGACGCGCGCCCCAGGAAAGCACCGACATGCTGTGCAGTCCGTTGTAGCCGTAGCCTGGGAAATGGAGGATGTCATCCTGGTCGTACCCGATCACGCGCAGGCCGTCGTTGACGGCATAGGTGTTGCGCGAATCGACTTCCAGGCTTTGCCGCATTGCCACTACCGACTCCCATGGCAATGGGACAAGCTCTTTCGGCTGACCCGCTGCGTTGCGCTTGATAAGCGTGAAGGCATCGCCGCGCATGAGCACGTACTGGATTGCGCGCGACCAGTGCGAAGCCGAAGTCCAGGCCGCGCAGGGCTGTTCATTCAGCAGCCACCACAGTGGCGCATCTTCGATCCGACGCCGCGTTTCACCACTGCGCCGGTAGACTTGGCACGGCAGCGTGCTGATGCCGCCAGCGATGCGATCGACGCAGGCGAACACTGCGGAGACGCGCTGGGCAGATTCTGGCGTGACGTACACACCGGCCGATGATGGAGACTGCCCAAGCAACTCGACCACACGCGGATCTGAACTACTGAAGAAGGTGGCACCGTTGCCGCTGTTATTGATGGTGGGCGCAATTAAACTCGCAGCCCACTGCCTGATATCTTTTAGCATTAGAGTTCCACGAATCCTTGTCCGATACTATCGTCAGCGAACATCAAGGCACGGCCAGCGGCGATCAACATCGCTACGGGTGCGTCAATTTTTTCGTTGGGCTTTTCTTTGGTGGGGTGTTTCAGTCCGCTGAACTTCGATTCGCGCATGACAACGTTACCGATCATCCATTCGACGGCGCTATTGGCATCGTGCTGTAGCTCGCCCGTGAGAACCATGTTTTCAACTTCGATGATAGGCATCGTGAAATGCGCAGATGTCTGCGCTATTTCGACCATCGGCAATCCGTCTTCGATCAGCTTGGTAGAGAAATAGGCAGCGAATTTCGGGTCGTATGGCACTTCTTTCACATCAAATTGTTGCGCGAACTGTTTGATGTCATTGCGGATCACATCGAAATCGGTCGCATTGCCATCGGTAACGATCAGTTCGCCACGTTGCTGGTAACGGCGGTAATGCTGGTTTTCAGGCTTATTGACTTCGTATTCGTTCAAATACAGTCGGAAAAACAAGTAGCATTTTCGACCGCGCTTAAAGATCAGGCATAACGCCGCGATATCACTCTTCTCTGCCAGGTCAATGCCGATCCAGCATTCCTCACCTGCGAAATCTTCCAACTTCAGATCGGTATTGCCGCAATCGCGCCAGTTCTGCACTGGGATCCACGCCTCGCCACCAGTCAGCCAGATGTTCAGGCGTTTGGTCTTAAAGTTTGGCTGTTCACTCGGTTGCTTCTTGGCGCGCTCGCAGTCGTTGATCAGCCCTGCTTCATACACCGACACGCCGAGATTCGGATTGGCCTTGGCCCATTCGATCGGGTCGTCCCATTTTTCGCGATCATCAACCGTATAGATGATCGGCAAAAATTCGTCATCGTGAACCGTGCCTTCCAGCACCTTCTTGGCATAGCAGTGCTGCTCGTAACCGAAGCTGCTGAGGTCGAAGCCGGCGGTGGTGATTTCCCATAACATCGGCTGACGACGCGCACCCTGCCCAGACTTGATCACGTCATAGATCGTACGATCCGGATGGGCGTGCACTTCATCCAGGATTGCGCCATGCGGGTTGAGACCATCCATCGACTTGCTGTCACGCCCGAGCGGCACGAACTTGTCGGCCTTGCCACGCACGAACAGCTCGCTGCGCCGTTCACTGATATGGCGGCGCAGGTGCGGACTGGCCTGCACCATGCGGATCGCCTCATCGTGCGTAATCCGCGCCTGCTCCATCTTGGTGGCGGCGGTGTAGACTTCGGCGCCGCCCTCGCCATCGAAAAAAAACAGGTAGAGTCCGATGCCGGATAGTTTGGTGCTCTTGCCGTTCTTGCGTGGCACTTCTTCCCACACCTCGCGAAAGCGCCGGGTGCCGTCGGCGCGCATCCAGCCGAATGCCAGTGCAACCCAGAACTGCTGCCAGGGCGATAGTTCCAGCGTTTTGCCCGCCCATTCGCCTTTTGAATGGCGCAGGAAAAGGAATGATTCCAGCGCATGCTGCGCGTGTGCGTCGCTGAACCACAGACCGCGTTCATGACCGGTATCGATGTCGGTGTAGTGGCGCTCAACTGCCAGCCTGGTCCACTTGCATACTGGGATTTCACCCGCCATCACGGCGCGGCCGTAAGCATCCCAATCGAATGAAGGGGCATCATGTGCTACTGGCACCGGCATCCTAGTCCTTAACAAGCCGCATGCCGGCGGCGACTTTCCTTTGCTTGTGCGCTTCAACAGGATCTGCGAATAGATCCCCCTGCGGTGATTCGACCTGGTCGCCCTTGATCTTATGAAAACTCGGAATTGTCAGCGCAGCTTCCGGCAGCCAGTCGAGTAGCGATTTCTTATGGTCACGCACCACGTAGTACAAAGGGTGCGGCTGGCGGTAGCCGTTCGCGCTCTCGGTAATGTAGCTGCCATTGTTGGCCGCCTTGTAACGACTCAGCTCGTCGGTAGATTCAACCCAGTCAACGTAGGTGCGGCAGATGATCGAGAGCGTCAGGCCGTCGGTACGATGGATCAGCCCATACTCGAGCAGCGCCAGAGTGACATGCTCCCAGATCTTTTTTTCCTTGGCCGACATCTTAGTCGGCATGTCCGGGATTTCGGAAATGATGGACGCAGCAATCCCTTTACCAGAATCTGCCGCAGCGCTATTCACGCTCGGCACACCGGCAAATTGGTTTGCTGCGCTCATTTCAGATACATCCTAATGGGTGGAACACCCTACGAAATTGAAGGGCTGAAATTGACACCCCCCCATCCTTAAATTCGGGCTCACGCAAAAATAAGGGAAACACACGGTCTGGCGCGCGGGGCGGCAGACTTTCGATACCCCCCTACCCTACCTGCCATAGCCCCCATCCTCGCGTGCCGTCTTGCGGGAGTGGCACGGCTTGCACAAGGGCTGCCAGTTACCGCTATCCCAGAACAGATCCTGATCGCCCTTGTGCGGAACGATATGGTCAACCTCGGTAGCTGGCACCACCAGGGCACGCTGCTCACAATGTCGGCATAGTGGATGGCGGCGCAGGAATGTTGCCCTCGCCTTCTGCCATCGACTGTTGTAGCCGCGTTCGTTTGCCGTGCCACGCCGCGCATCCGACTCATGTCGCAACTGCTTGGCATGAGCATCGCAGTAGCCAGCCAGATCTATCAGCTTGCCGCATCCAGCATGACGGCATGTGCTCTTGGCCCTAGTCGCCACTGGCTTGATCGGTTGCTGGCATATCGTGAATATCGGTGCTTGCTACGGGCTGCCGATAGGTCGGCGGCAACATGAACATGCCGAACCATATCTGCATGATTGCCATCATCGACATAGCGCGACCTCAAATATAAAAGCCCACATCCTCAGTCAAGAGTCGTGGGCGAAACGCCGCAGTGGCGACGCAGGAGATACTGTTATCGTGGAGATGATCACCTCCTCTCGACAGTTGAAATCCAATTAATCTGGTGTTACGGATGCTAAAACGTCAGACGAAAAAAAGCCCGCATATTGGCGGGCAGTTAGTTTCTTGCGCAAAAATCACACAGTAGCTGAATCTTATATGAAGTGTCGGAAAGTATCAAGCAGTCCGGTGACGTCCCATACAGTTCTTTTTTAAATCATTTGAAATTGCTCGATCATGCGCCGCCAGCGTGATCTCATGCAGCTCATCCATCACTACTACATGCAGCTGGTGCAATCGCGTGTACACCGTGTCGCGATGGCATCCCAACTCACGAGCCACACGATCCATTGTGAAATTTCCGGCTAGGTATACCCAATGCGCCACCGCGTGCAAATGTTGTCGCTCCGATCTAAGAGCCATCACTATGCGCTCGATCTCCATGGCCGCAGCATCCTCGATGATCGGACCAGATGAATACTCCCCATGTGTCTGCACCAACTGGCAATAGCTCACGGAGCCGGGATAACCCAGGCCGCCATCGTCACGCCGCTTTGCCCATGCTGCCCAGTCAATCATCCGCTTGTTGATGTATTCGATCATTCACCGCTCCCGTTAACTTCGCTCGTATTCGATTTCCCGCTTATGCCTGGTGCCTTGGTAGATTTCAATACCGGTGTCCCCACTACATGGCCGTTCTCACATGCATAGAACGTCGCCTGACCGCTTATCCCCTTGCGTATCTGCCCATCAATCATTTCCTTGCCGAAAGCTGTTCTGAGGGCGTCTATGAAGGCCGATGTCTGTGGCATATCTTCACGCATCGATTTCTTTTTCATTCCGTCCAACCTCCTAACCTAGAGTGTCGTAGGTTAGGCGACCAAAACCCTTATATTTACTGGCTTCGTCTAACCTCCTAACCTACCTAACCTATATTTGATTTGTATAAATAATGAAAATTGATAATCAACACTCACGCCATACGCACGCGCACATATATGCATGTAAAACAGGTTAGGCAGGTTAGGAGGTTAGACGAATCCTTTATCCATGCGGGTTTCAACCGTCCAACCTTTTTTATTAGGTTAGGCTGGTTAGACGGATTTAGCTCAAAGAGGCAATTCTTCATCGACCTCATCCACGTCAACCGGTCGTGCGTAGTACCATTCGCGCGCGCCACTTGGTCGGCGCTTCTTTTCCCAGCCCATGCGTTTCATGCACACTGATATGCGCATTGTTTCCTGCTTGGCCGAACTGATCTTGCCAATCTCGATATGGAGCGCCTTAGTCAGCAAGGTCTCTGCCGTCACCTCATTGAGACGCTGTAGTGGAGTGCGATCCTCCGTCTCTGCTACGCCCTCCACAAACCGATAAATACGCGGTGTCCATACGTCCTCCAGCTCGCGCATCTCTTGCTGCGGCTCGATCAACTCACGCTGCTCTTCGCGTGTCGGGTACCACTTTGCCCCGCCATCAACCATATTCACCGCTTCGGCAAACAACTGGTCGCGCATCTCTGCAAGCAAGGCCAAATTGATATAGCCACAACGCAGCGGCCAAAATCGCCGGTTGCCCGTCGTATCTTTGAAATACTCATCTTGATTGGTAGTGGCGCAGAAGCAGGTTCGACGCTCTACATTAAGCATGCGCCGGCCATATGGCGCGCGGAAGCGGTCGACCATGTTGGTGATGAACGCCTTGACTGCCGTAGTCTCGGACCGATTGAAGGAATCCAGCTCAGCGATCTCATACAGCCACACCCCCTGTATCGCCATGTAGCCGTCCTTGTCACCCATCTTGAATGGCGTTTCTGAATACCAATCGCCGCCCAAGACACGCATCGCGGATGACTTGCCGGCGCCTTGACCACCCTCGAATACTGGCGCGTAATCCATCTGGCAACCTGGACGAAACGCCCGTGCCACCAGCGACATAATGAATAGCGTCCCGATCAACGCCGAGTACTTCGACGGTTCCACACCCATCGCATCCGTCAGCCAGGTATGCAAGCGCTGCTCTCCATCCCACTCCAGGCCGCGCAGATATCCTGTTACCGGGTTGTATTTGGATTCCCGTGCAGCTTGAGCCACGGCCTTCTCGATGGCGCCATCCGACTTGATCACCAAGCCATGCCGCTGCGCTAGGAACATTCCAAGTTGGAAGTCGTCCGCTTCCGTCCACTCCCCCAGATCACCGCCCCAGGGTGGAATTCGGCGTTTCACCTGCATCATGGAAAATTCATTCTGCGCGACAACGCCTTTCAGATCCGGATCGTGCATCATGATGATCAAAACATTCTCACGGCAATCCTCCAGGCGGTTGTTTGATGGCTTCCGGATCAACGACTGCTGCCAAGCTGTGTCAATCTCGTCATCGCCGGGCAACACCAATGGCGGCGCGCCAGCCATGGAAGGGGTGGAAATGCTTTCCGCACCCGCCGGTATCGCAGCTGCCAGCAACTCGCGGATATCGATGCCTTCGGCCACCGCATCAGCCACATCCCAACCTGCAGCTACTCCCTCCGGATTGACCACTGTTTTAACAGCACAACCCTGTGCCAGCAGGATCTCGGCCAACTGGTCCATCGCCTTCGCACCGGGTGCATCGGCATCTGCCCACAGCAACACCTTGCGTCCTGCCAGTGGCGACCAATCAATCTTCGCAACCGCCTTTGAGCCGCCCGGCCAGCTCACTACGTCCAGCTTGCAGGCCAAGGCTGCATAGCCAGCATCGGCACACTTTTCCCCCTCCACCACCACTACCAATACATCATCACGAAGCGGAGCAGTCAGGTACAACGGACGCAGTTCAGGAAAACCCATCCAACGCCACTCCCGCGCTCCCGTGACAGGATGCTCAGCAAACACGCATGGCAACACTTCCTTGCCTCCGTCCGACGTCACAAATCGATACACGACGCCCAACAAGCGACCCTGCTGGTCCATATATTTCCACGACATTGCAGGCTTCCCCCGCATCAAGTGTGCAGCCGGATGCACCGGCGCATCATCTGGTACCGGCAACATTGGCACCCACGCTGTGCGTGGCTTCTTGGGAGTAACTGCAGGCACTTCTACCCTACGCACTGCTTGCGCGGGCGCGGTTCTGCCGCGCGCGGAGAACGACTGACCAACATTGATGCCAAGCTGTGACGCAATAGCCTTCATCGCGTCGACCTGTTCCATCCGGCTGATATAGGCGTAAAGTGAAATCAAATCACCGCCAGCCTTGTCATCTGCAAAATCCGACCAGACCCCGGCTTTTGCACCGGAGATGCAAATCTTCATCGAGCGGCCAGGCTCCCCATCGCGCGACCCGACGCACCATTCGATCCCCTCGCGCTTGCCCATGGGCAGCCACTCTGCTACCAAGGACTCCACGGATTGCAATGCAACAGAACCGACGCGTTCAAAATCCTCACGACTCATTTAGCGGCACCTGGGACAACCCGCACATCTCCCATCAACGAAGGCACACACCGAAAATCATCCATACCAGGTCGCTGCGGGCCACCTGCCATCAGTTTGGAAAATGCCGCCATACCCATAGGCTTGAATGCCGGTATTTCACGTACTGGAACAATCTCGCCGACATATTTGCACACTGCAGGTTCCTCGCCACGCTCTTGCAAAAATTCTAGACCGAGCTCGGTGATTTTTACCTGTTCGCTACCGATCAACGTCACCAGTCGCCAATCTTGTATGAGACCTATCAAGCCGATGACTTTTTTGGCCGACCTATATTCTTGAGGAAACACCTGCGATAGCTGCTCAGGAGAGGCAGATCCACCCAGCGTTCGCAGCAACGCAAGCGCACGATAAGCTAAAGTACGGCGCTTTGGTCCAACTATGCACATAGGTGCGGGTTTAGATGCTTGGGATTTCATGCGGTTACCTGTGAAGATGCTGTTTTGATCAAAGCCAGAATTGCCGGCAGTTGCTTGGTCAACTCACTCATCGCACGGCGTTGCTTCGCTTCGTCGTCAGATAGAAATTTCTCGACCAAGTAATAGATTGGCGTCATGTCACCCGTTGCGCTGATATATTTTTCCAAGTCCTCAACAGACAGACGGCGCGGATCGTCAGGGTTCCCAGACAGCTTTCGCGATAACTCCGACTGACTCAGGTCCATATCTGCCGCGATGGTCTTGAGCGGGTTGCGGTGCGTATAAGCGCCCTGCCTGACGCAATCCAGCAAGCCGGCGAAGCGCTCAGTTAAGCCTGGCTGAAAATCGAGAGTCATTTGGGTAGCGGCGGGTATCGACATGAGACTTTCCTGTAATTTCCGGTAGAGATTTCGGCAAAATAATAGGCATCAAATCTGATGCCTAGAACATTTAGCGAGCGACTACGATGCAAATAATTGCGACGACAAACAGAATCAAGATGGTGGCTTTATCAAGAGTCATTGGCTCACCTTCTTCGGGTCGGCTGGCTGGCGGCAGCCCAGATCAACTTCGCGTCGGAGTTCCTCATTGGATTCTTCGGCAGCCCCGGTGGCCGCAGTTTTCTTTTCTGATTGCGCATCCAACTCCGGCCAAATTTCTTGCCAATCGTCGGGCCGCAGTTCTTTGCGGGTTACTTCGCCACCGACAGCAGTTTCGACACGAGCGCAAAAATCTGTGGGCACACCGCGTTTGCGCCAGTTGTTAACTTGGTTTGGCTTAGCTCCGATCTTTTTCGAAAACTCTGATAGGCCGCCGCCAAGTTGAATTGCTTTATCTAGTGGATTCATACCCCCAGAGTACACCGAGTGTGTACTCTGGTCAAACAATTTGTGTAACACGGAATGTGTATGCTGATTTACGCTTCGTCCATGAACAAAAAGACTATTCCTTGGAACGTAATCCAAGCTCGACTAGATGCCTTGAAAAAAGACAGGAGTTGGTTCGAGGACAATATGGGTATTGAGAAAAATGTTCTCACTAACTGGAAAAGCCGAGGCGCACCGGTAGCGAGAGCATCTCAGCTAGCGTCGGTACTACAGCTTTCAACGGACTTTCTCTTGGGTTCGAGATCTACTGACTTCCAAGACCTACCTGCTGGCGCGATAGAGATCAGCCACAACAAATTCAAAGAAATACCTGTGCTTGGCAAGTCGATGGGCGGCTTCGCTGGTCGCGAGTGGGATGATGCTAGCCTTCCTACCGGCTATTCTGATGAATATGCGGAAATATCATCCCAGGACCCCAACGCCTTCATAGTCCCAGTAGAGGGGGATTCTATGTCTCCGCGCTTCAATCCAGGGGAATATGCACTGGTAGAGCCAAACACTGCTCCAGAGTTAGAAGATGATGTGCTGGTAAAACTCGGGGATGGGCGGGTCGTTATTAAGCGCCTCCTATCCCAACGCGGAGCAACTCGTCTAGGCAGCTACAACACCTTGGAAATCATCTCCGCACCACCGGAAACTATCATTTGGATGTATTACGTAGCCCATCCAGTCCCTGCCCGTAAAATAAAACATATGACATAAAATATGAAAAAATTAATTATTACGCTATTTCTTACTCTCTGCAGCAGCGCCTATGCGGGCCAAAATGATAAGGCCGTTTTTAAATCCTCGGACTGGACGGTTTATCAGTCAAAAGATGCTATGACCGACAAGGCGTCATGCACCGCCATCTATAAAGATTCGTGGATCATTCAAGGAACCGCCGATAAATTTTTTATTTCTTTGCGAGGACGAGGTGGTGTCAAGGCATACACCGTTCGAGTTGACGACTTCCCTCCAGATTCAATGATTATTGCTACTCGAATGGAGCGAGATGTTGGAGCAGCCATTCTTGAATCTCAGTTCTACCGAATATATTACGCCAAGCAATTACGCGTACGAATACTTACGATTCTTGATACTTCGATCACAGAAGATATCGATCTAACTGGATTCAAAGACTCCGTGGACTATATAAAAGAAAACAAATGCTAGTCTTAAGAACGCCATCAACATTTCGGTTTAGTTTTTTGCTGCTAGATAACACTCTATCTCTTTGACCTAGAGAGATAGTTGTCTACCCTCACATTACCGCTTCGGCGGTTTTTTTTCGCCCATCCAATCGAAGTACACAAATATTTTTAAAATAAATACACAAAATGTTTGATGTAGTACACAAACAGTGTATTATCAAGTCTCCGAATCAACGAACACACGGAGCAGCAATGAACCAGCCAGAAGCCGAAGCACGCGAACTAGCACCGCTTGAAGCGTATCTGCATGACCAGGTATCCAAGGGCAGCCTGGACACCGCGCGCATGGACTGGTGCGAGGCGAACCTCAATCATTTGGGATGGATCGGCAACCGCGCCGTCATCTGCGATCACGTTGGTGTAGCTGACAGTGCGCGTGGTGTCCGCAAGGTCATTGATAAGGCGATGGCGCGCATTACGCCGGCAAGTCGCATTGACGATCAAGAACAGTTCTGCGTCGCGTCGGCGTCGATCAATCACCCCTCTGCTGAGCTGATCGCAAATCGCTACCGAGCGCTGCTCCAGCTTGTCACCGGCAAACATGCCAGAGATTTCCTGCAAGAGTTGTGCTGGGACGGCAGCACGCCGACTCAAGAAAAGCTCGAAGCACAACTCGACAAGATGATCGAGGCGGCAGCATGAACACGCCAATCACTATTCGTGAGAAAACATTCCATCAACGGCTGTTAGATCGGGAGCATTCCAACCACACCCGCCGGGTGTGCGAACTCCAGCGCGCGGAAAAAGCGCTACTGGCTATCGAACCGCTGGTGCGCGTGCTCGAGGCCCGCGGCGTCACCCTGTCGCTTGACAATACATATGTCGGCGTCGATCGGATAATTTCACTTAGTTCAGGCAGAGCATTTGAAACAGGCGAGATTTACGACTCCGCGATTGCATACGGATGCAAAGAAATCCGGCGTACTGGCTGCTCTAGCTCCGATTTAGTTTATCTGAAATGCGGGCGCTACACGATCTCCCTGTGGACGCCTTCCGGCCACGGCATCACCACCATGCAAACGGCTACACAGGTGACCGCATGATCTACATCATCACCAGCGTGACCGCCACCGGTCGCACCACCTATACAGCCATCGGCGACCGCAATGCATTGATGGACGCCGCATACAACCAGCCTGGCGTCCTGGGCGTTTCCGTGATTGCGAGAACGTAATGCGAACTTTCTACCACCTGTACAAATTCTACCGTCGCGGCGGCTCCCCGGTTATTCCGGCGATCAAGCGCGCGTCCCGCGTTTGGCATAGCGGGTTCTAGTCACCACCGAGCATGCGCCATGCCAGCCCGCATCCAACCTGATCGAGCCGCACTGGAAATAGCGCATCGCATGCTGCTTTCCACCCTGTCGCTGGAAGAGATGCTGATGCATCCGGCGCACAAATTGATAGTTGAAACGGTCGCACGTCGGCACATGCAGCGCCGCGAACGATTGGACGTGAAGAAGCTGCAGGCGAACGACCGCGATTAACCGCACCACTTTAACCAGAAGGAGATGTACGTGAGTAAAGCATTTTCAGTTTTTCTACAGGATCTGCGCGACGGCCGCGCACATGCCGAACTTTCAAGCCAGCTGGCAGAGTTGCTGGCCAAGGTGAAGGAAACCGGCAAAGGGGGCGCCCTCAGCTTGAAGATCAAGATCAAACCTGCCTCCCGCGGCGGCGACGTGGACAAGGTCACAATCTCCGACGCCATCACCATCGAACTGCCGAAGCCAGAGCGCGGCGAAGATTTCTTCTGGCTGACAGATGACAACGACCTGTCTCGCAATCACCCACGCCAAGCAAATTTGGAATTGCGCGACGCGTCGGCCACTCAACCCGCTAAATTTAAGGAGGCGTAATGCCACCAGAAACCATCGAAATTGACGATTCCGCCATTAAGCGCCTCAGCGCCATGGCGATTTCCGCACAAAGCATCCAGAAGCACGGCGACACAGTGCACCTGGTAGTGCCGGAAGGCTACAAGCATATCGACATTACCGACGCCGTCGAAAAAGCTCAGGATTATCCTAACCGCAAACGCGGCACCGTACAGCTGCGCGACATCAGCAGCTTTGTCCGATACGCCCAAGAACAGGGAATGATTGATCACGGCTATATCTATGCCGACCCAGAGTCCCGCACGCTGACAGCGGTACTCAACGATCAACGCCACATCGATTACCCCGGCTGGCGCGACTTCCGTGCCGTCTACACGGCTGAGCTGAGCCGCGAATTCAGCACCTGGATCGCCAGCAACAAAAAGCCGATGGAGCAAGAGGAATTTGCCGTTTTCCTCGAAGACAACATCGCCGACGTAGTCGAGCCTTCCGGTGACACATTGCTTACCATCGCCCTTACCTTGCAGGCGAAGACGGAAGTGAACTTCAGCAGCTCCCGGCGCCTGGACAACGGCCAGGTGCAACTTGCCTATACCGAAAACATCGACGCGCGCGCCGGCTCCGGTTCAATCGAAATCCCTCGCGAATTCCATATTGGTTTGCGCCTCTTCAAGAACGGCGACGGCTACAAGGTTCGCGCGCGCCTCAAATATCGGCTGGGTGCTGGGAAGGTCAAGTTCTGGTACGAGCTCGACCGCCCCGAAAACGCAATCGAGGATGCCTTCACTGCCTACACCGCCAAGGCCAGCGAAAGCGGCTACGCCGTGCTGATCGGCAAACCTTAATCAGGATGGCGCCGGGTAACACCGGCACCAACACATAGCTGTTTTGGAGCATGGATAAAGCGGCTACGTGTTGGTTTCAAAGTATCAGCACTACCGGAGCTGGCGGTCGGGAAACGTACCAGCACCACATATACCCCTTTCATCATGGAGTAATCATGCAGATAAAAGTAGGCGACGCGGTGAAGCACCAGAACTACCCGATTGGCATCGTGACAGCGATTCGCCATAACCTCGCAAACGGCCAGAAAATCGGCATCGTCCAGCTGCACGGTTACGCAACGAAAGATCTGGAACATATTCCTCTGGCCGAATTGAGCATTGACGATACGCTGAAAGCTGCAGCATGAAGAGCGCGGTCCAACACGACTCTGTCAACCACCCAGCCCACTATACCAAGGGCGGCGTGGAATGCATCGTTGCAATTGAAGCCGCGCTTGGACTGGAAGGCTTTGTGCATTTTCTGCGCGGCCAGGTCATCAAATATAACTGGCGTCTGATGGAAAAATCAGCCATCGCGCAGGATGCCGGGAAAGCTAAGTTCTACGGCGATCTGCTGGCTGATCGTGCCGGCAAGCTGGAGCAATCCCGCGCAGCTTTCCAGTTATCAATCGCGATTAAACAGGTGCGCCATGGCCATCCGTAAGACCAAGCGCAACAAGGCATACAAGCCTCGCTCGGTTCGTATTCCGATGATGGCCGAGACGCGTAACAGCTTGGCTCTGGAATTGCACCTGGCTACCGAGGCGCTGATCGCCGTGCCGTCGCCGGAGACATACAACCAACTGTCGATGATGCTGGCCTCGTTGCGCCGCGCTGGCGCCATGCATGCATGTATCGATCAAGCCAGCGACGCCATGCTTTCCATCTGCGATCGCTTTGACCGGGTCGGTAAGGTCGGCGTCGCTGAATCCGAAGCTGCAATCCTGCGCCAGGCCGCCGGCGGTATCGACAGCCAGATCGGCACCGTGGCGGTGAACAAATTTAAGCAATCCGTTGCAGACGTGTCCGCGTTCTGCATGTCTATCGGCGCATGAGCGCCACAACCCAAGGAGTCTACATGCACCAGATCCACATCCAAGAACTGCCAGCCCTTTGCGCCGCGCTGGCAGGCGGCTATTTCGGCGGCCTGCTCCGCATCGATGGCAAGCTGTACGCCAGCATAGTCGCCGGCAAGGAAGGCGAGCTCACCGGCGCCTGGAACAAGTCACTGAAGGCAGTAGATGACGCCCGCAGCTACAGTGACGGTCTGTCCAACACCGAAGCCATGGTTGCCGCTGGCAGCAAACTGGCGATTGCAGCACGCTCGTTACGGATCGGTGGCTTCGATGATTGGCACCTGCCGGCGCAGGATCAGTTGGAAATCGCCTATCGCACCATGAAGCCGACCACGCGAAAAAACTATTGCTACGCCCGCTCCGGCATCAATCTCTCGTCGTTCGAGCCGGGCTATCCCTACACACCGGAATTCCCTGCGCAAACGCAGGCTGATGCATTCCAAGCCGGAGGCGCGGAGGCATTCGATCCTGAATGGTACTGGTCTTCAACGCAGGACGCCGCCTACCCCGCCTATGCATGGGTGCAGTACTTCAGCAATGGCGGCCAGTACAACCACCACAAGTCGAGTGAGTACAGAGCCCGTGCAGTCCGCAGATTATTAGTCATTGAGTAATTCAGTAATTTAACCATCTGCCGGGCGCAGCCCGGATCGTTTTGATTTTTGGAGGTAATTCATGTCCAACGTAGTCGAATTTGAACTTCATGGCGCCAAGGTATCGATCCCAGCCGCCAATCTGATTAGCCACTGGCTGGACAAAGCAGGGCTTCCACCCAGTGTGCTGCAACAATCCCCTGCCACCCCACCGCGCCTCGGCACAATTTGGGTTGGCGAAGGCGGCGTGTACGCCGGCATCGTACGCGGCCAAGACGGCGCCCCCGATTATCACCTGATCCATGCTACCGATGAACATGAACTGACCAGCGTGAACTGGCGCCAGGCTACTGATAAGGCATCTGCCCGGATCGAGGGATTCATTGACTGGTCCCTGCCGGATCGGCGTGAAGTACGCCTGCTCTATATCAACTCGCCAGATAGTTTCGATACCGACGGCTGGTATTGGACATCAACGCAGCACGCCGCCGACCCCGACTATGCGTGGGTGCAGGACTTCAGCTTTGGCTACCAGGGCGACGACCGCAAGTCGGGTGAGTACAGAGCCCGTGCAGTCCGCAGAATCTTAATCATTGAGTAATTCAGTAATTTAACGACCTGCCGGGCGCAGCCCGGATCGAATTTTTTTAAGGATCACCATGAGCAAAGCACAGTGGATCAAAGAAAACCTCAAGGATGGCGAGCAATACGCCGGCATCATTCTTGGCAAGGACGGCCAGCCCGACCATCACCTGATTTTGCTGAGTGCAGTACCAGGTAGCGGCTTGAATTGGAGCAAGGCCAAACAATGGGCCAGCACCATCGGCGGCGAGCTGCCGACACGCAATGAGCAGTCTCTTCTCTTCGCCAACCTCAAGCACCAGTTTGATGCGGCCTGGTATTGGTCGGGTGAGCAGGACGCCGCCGGCCCCGGCTATGCATGGGTGCAGGACTTCGGCTATGGCGGCCAGTACGACCTCCGCAAGTCGTATGAGTACAGAGCCCGTGCAGTCCGCAGATTATTAATCATTGAATAATTCAGTAATTTAACAACTCACGGGCGTAGCCCGGATCGATTTTTTTCAGCATGGCTATCCATCACCAATTACCGATTTATAAAGCGGCCTATGGGCTTCTCAAGCTGATGACGACCATCACCAAAAATATGCCAAAGGATTTCAAGGCATCGATTGGTGGTGAGATTCGCAGCTTGTGCGTCCAAAGCGTGATCCTGATCGCGCGAGCAAATGCGGCGCAGGACAAGGTCCCACACTTGACGACGTTGCTGGAGCATATCCACGCCGCCGAGATTCTGCTTCGCCTGTCGCAAGACATGCGATTCATCTCGATCGGCCAATATGCGACCGCCATCAGTCTGACGGATGTGATCGGTAGGCAGGCCAATGGATGGCGTACCAAGTCCGCAGTAGTACCAGCGCCCGTTACATCACCGCCAAGGCAGTCATGTCAGAGCGAAATTTTCTAATCTGGTCATGCCGCTGGGTGGCTAATCACCGCCCACCGCTATGCGCATCACAGATACCACCGGGACACGCCGGCAGGTCTGGCGCAGTTTCTTTGCTGATCGGCTCACGCCTTCGGCAGAGCGACGTAGATAGCATGAACAACCGCAGAACGCCGCCAACCCCGACTATGCATGGATGCAGAACTTCAGCAATGGCAACCAGAACAACAACCACAAGTCGAATGAGTACAGAGCCCGTGCAGTCCGCAGATCAGAACGGTACTACCGAGAGTCATGCTGACTTTTCTTTTGCAGAATTGGTGCAAGCGTACTTTGACTGTCGTCAGAGCAAGCGCAATACCCCTAACGCACTCATATTTGAGCAGGATCTGGAACGCAATCTGACCCGGCTCTACGCTGAGCTGGTCGACGGCTCATACAAGCCTGGGCAGTCCATTTGCTTCGTCGTCACACGCCCGAAGCCGCGGGAAGTCTGGGCGGCCGACTTCCGTGACCGCGTGGTGCACCACCTGCTGTATAACCGCATTTCCCCACGGTTCTATGCCTCATTCATCAAAGACACCTGCGCCTGTATTCCGGGACGCGGCACCATGTACGCGGCCCAGCGCCTGGAAGCGAAGATCCGCAGCGCCACCGAGAACTGGGCGAAGCCTGTCTGGTACCTGAAATGCGATCTCGCCAATTTTTTCGTCAGCATCGATAAAAACGTGTTGCACAAACAGATCGCCGCCCGGGTGACGGAACCATGGTGGATGCGACTGGCTGAAACGATCCTGTTTCACGATCCACGCCAGAACTACCAGCTGCGCGGCGCGTCTGCCCTGATCGATCTGGTGCCACCACACAAGCGACTAGGCAATCAGCCAGCACATTTAGGGCTGCCGATCGGTAACTTATCATCGCAATTTTTTGCCAACATTTACCTTGATGCGCTCGATCAGCACGTCAAGCACCAGGTACGCGCCCGGCATTACATTCGCTATGTCGATGACTTCATCCTGCTGCATGAATCGCCACAGTGGCTCAATGCAGCGCTGGCCGACATCAGCACATTTCTGCCGGACGTGTTGCATGCCAACCTGAATCCAACCAAGACAATCCTGCAGCCGGTAGATCGTGGCGTCGATTTCGTTGGCCAAGTCATCAAGCCATGGTTCAGCAGAACGCGGCCGCGCACGGTGCGCCAGGCTATCAACCGGATCAGCAACATGGATGCTAGCGACGTATTCACGTCCGCGAACAGCTATTTCGGTCTGTTACGCCAAGCTGGATCCAGTCACAGAGACCGGGCCAAGCTCGCCCAGGCTGTGTTACGGCGCGGGCATACGGTCAATACTCAGTTCACCAAAACCTATAGGAAATCTGCATGAAGCGCGACTTGTTCACTTTGGGTCTGGACCTCGGCAACGAGCTGATCATCGATAACTTCGCTGGTGGTGGCGGGACTTCGGAGGGATTGGAACAGGCTTTCGGGCGCCCTGTTGATATCGCAATAAACCACGACCCTGAAGCGCTGGCAATGCATGCAGCGAACCACCCTTTCACAAAGCACTTGTGTGAGAGCGTATGGGATGTAGACCCGATCAAGGTGACCAACAACCAGCCTGTCGGCCTCGTCTGGCTGTCGCCCGACTGCAAGCACTTCAGCAAGGCCAAAGGTGGCAAGCCTGTAGAGAAGAACATTCGCGGCCTGGCATGGGTAGCAATCCGTTGGTTGGTGCGAACAAAACCTCGCGTGTTCGTGATTGAGAACGTCGAAGAATTTCGCACCTGGGGGCCCCTTCTCGCGGCGCTCGACGGCATGTCATGGCCAGACCCAGCGCGTAAGGGCGAAACGTTCCTGGTATTCAAGCAGATAGTGGGTACCGGGATCCCAGTCGACCAACGTAACAGCGACATCATCGACGAGATCCGCGAAGTGCTCTGCACAGGGCCTCTGGCTTTCAGCGAGTGCGAATTTGAAGAGGCGATGAACGGCTTAAAGTATGACTTTGAATGCCAGGAACTTCGCGCGAACGACTATGACACGCCGACGATTCGCAAACGCTTCTTCATGATCGGGCGGCGCGATGGGATCATGATTCGCTGGCCCGTGGCGACAAATGGCGCGCCCGACAGTATCGGCGTGCGCGCTGGCAAACTGAAGCCGTATCGTACGGCTGCGGAGTGTATTGACTGGTCGATTCCCTGCCCGTCGATTTTCGAGCGGAAGCGACCGCTGGCACCTGCCACGCTTCGCCGGATTGCCAAAGGCATCATGCGCTATGTAGTCGATGCGGCCGATCCGTTCATCATCGGCCAGGGCGGACCAATCTATTCCGGCAAGCCAGTATCCGTCAATCAGCCGTTTGGCACACTGACTACCGAGAATCACAGGGCTGTGGTCTCGCCGATGATCGTACCAGTCACTCATCAGGGAGGCGATCGCATCGAATCGATTGGCGAACCATTCCGCACAGTCACTGGCGCCAACCGCGGTGAAAAGGCGCTGGCTACCGCCTTCCTTGCAAAACACTATACCGGCGTCGTTGGCTCCGATCTGGAAGATCCACTCGGCACAGTGACGGCTTGTGATCACCATAGCTTGGTAACTGCATTCCTGACTGAACATGCAAACGCTACTGGCCAACGTGTGATGCCAGCAGATGAGCCATTGCGCACCATCTGCGCCCAAGTCAAAGGCGGCCATTTCAGCATGGTGTCCGCCCATGTTACCAAGTTCAGGAGCGGCGCCGTCGGCAGCGCTCTCGATGAGCCGCTCCATACGGTTACCGCCGGCGGCAAGCAAGCCCGACCAGGCACCGGCAATGCCATGGGCATCGTCACCAGCAATCTTGTCAAGCTGCGCGGCACCAGTACGGCGGCCGGCACAGACGAGCCACTAGGGACGGTCAGCGCCGGCGGCATGCACCATGCCGAGGTGCGCGCATTCCTGCTGAGCTACTACGGCACCGATCAGGATCCGAAGATCGACGGGCCTCTAGCTACAATCACCAGTCGCGACCGCTTCGGCCTGGTCACAATCCACGGCCAGGACTACCAGATTGTCGACATCGGCCTGCGCATGCTAGCGCCACGCGAACTGTACCGTGCACAGGGGTTCCCCGATAGCTACATCATCGGCGACGACCCGGCGCAAGGCCTGACGCTCACCAAGTCTGCACAAGTCCGTATGTGTGGCAATTCTGTATGTCCACCATTGGCCCGCGCGCTGATCGAAGCTAACTTCGCCCATGAACGCGAGATTGCGAGGGTCGCATGACTACTCAGCTAGCACTATTTGATGCTCCAGATGCGCCCATTACCCCGATATCGAGGCCATGGCACGTATGCGCCTATGGAGAGCCGATCATGCCAGATTGGTACGAGGTGCAAACACTTTATACCAACGGTCCTGATGAATGGAAATGCTCAGATGGGTACAACAGCTTCATGTCTCCATGCTATTGGGATGGGTCGCGCTGGTGCCTTGCCGATGATGATCTGCGGCCAAGCCCAAAGGGCACGACCTACCCAGGCAACAAGATGGATCGGTGGCGCGTTCTTCCGCCGGAGTTCGATCCTAAGTCTCACAAACGCGCTATGCGATGCCAAAATAAAAACCGCTGGATCAACAACCTCAGTCAGAAAGCGACAGCATGAATAAGCCAGAAACTACCATTCTCAACACCACCGATGAAGCTGCTCTCCTGGATGACCATGCTGTCGACCTATTCGCTAAAGCGATGAAAGACAAGCTGAGCCTCAAGCGCCAGCAGGGCTTCGGCGGATGGCATGACATCCGCCAGACCTCCAGCGCGCGATTGGCAGACCTACTCCTAGCTGCTGTGGCCAAGGGTGATCCAGTCGACGTCGCGAACTTCGCGATGATGCTCTTCTGCCGGCACGAAAGTCATGACGCACTGAAAGGCTCATGTGCGAAGTTCTGCGGCGGCCGCCTATCCGCTGCACCGCCACCGCCAGCAGCTCCGGTGCTGAGCGATAAGGAAATCCTAAAATGGTATAGAGCAACGCCCCAGTTTTCTACAGCATGGGCTGAAAGTGAGGAAGAAATTATTGCAATTGGACGCGCCCTACTCTCCAAGGCGCAGCCATGAAAGAACGCCCAATCTTATTTACCGGCGCCATGGTGCGCGCCCTGCTAAATGGCAGTAAGACGCAGACACGCCGGATCTATAAAAATCGGAAGCATCCAGATGCGGGATGCGACATGGCGGCTAGTGAACTGGTGCGCGAAGCACAACACGTCATCCATCGCTCATGCCCCTACGGTCAACCAGGTGATGAACTATGGGTACGCGAAACATTTCGTAAGGTGATGGGACAGACTGCTGGATGGATCGAAACCGATTTCCGTGCTACGTATCAGCATGGTGACCGCCTCGGCGACCTGATCGGTATGGCCGGAAAATGGGCACCCTCCATACATATGCCTCGCGTTGCTAGTCGTATTTCGCTGGAAATCATCGACGTGCGCGTTGAACGGCTGCAAGACATCTCAAATGAAGATGCAGTCGCCGAAGGTATCGGCACGCCGTTGGATATGCGGTACGCGGCCCATGATGGTTATCGGCCGCTATGGGAAGATATCAACGGCGCCGGCAGCTGGGCACTTAATCCCTGGGTGTGGGTAATTGAGTTTCGACGTATTACCAATGAGGTGCCCCATGTTTCTAACTGACAACGAAATAGCGGAACTCTGCAAACCACTCGTCCAGCCCGCGGCGCAGGTGCGTTACCTCCGCTCTCTCAAGCTGCAGGTGACCACGAAGCCAAATGGCCGACCTGTCGTAGTAAGATCACATGCTGAGGCAGTGCTGTCGGGTACCCGCTTGGCATCGGCAGAGGCGGACAAAACAATATCCACCGGCGGCCGCAGTACCGATCGTGGCGCATTATTGGAGTTATTCAAAGGAAAACATGGCTCGGCCCCGAAAGCACAACCCGCTTAACCTCCCCTCCCGGGTGTACGCCAAGCATGGTGCGTTCTATTATCATCACCCTGCGGGGACTTGGGAGCATCTTGGCCACGACGTCGAGAAGGCGAAGCGCCGCGCCGGCGAGATTACCCTTGGCCAGCAGGATGAATTCGGCACCGTTGCCTATTACCTTGATCAATTCCTAACCGCCTGCAAGAAACGCGTTGCCCTGAATGATCTTGCACAACGCACGCTGGATGACTATACGCGCGACGTCATCCCCTTGAAAGCGTTCTTCGGGAAGCTGTATCCAGTCGGCGTGGAAGCGCCCCAGGTAGCGGAATATCTGGATACCGGGCTCGAGCTTGGTCGTGCTGTGCGTGCCAACCGAGAAAAGGCCTGCTTATCCGCCTGTTTTACCTGGCTCATTCGGACCGGCCAAGGCGGCATCAAAACGAATGCGTGCATCGGCGTGCGGCGCAACAAGGAAACGAAACGGGACCGCTATGTCGAGCATGATGAGATGCGAGCAACACTGGCCCATGCCCCGGTCCAGGTGCAAGCACTGGCCGAGCTCGTCTACCGTACCCTGCAGCGCCCTGAAGATATCATCGGATGGACGCAGCGTAACCTGATCGAGCGGCGCGACGCAGACGGTCGTGCAACCAGGATCATTCGTACAAAACAAGGTAAGACAGGCGCGGCCGTTGACATTGAGATCACGCCTGAGATTGACACAATACTGGCCAAGATAAAGTCGGACAAAGTGGTCGGCATGACACTGATTCATCGCCGCGACTTCAAAGCATATTCCTACGATGGGCTGTGCGCGATGCTGAAGCGGCGCCAGGTCAACGTGCGCAAGGAACATTTGGAAAATAATGGGCCGCTGGCCACGATGCGCAGCTGGGGCTACTACGACATGAAGGGAAAGGGCGCAACCGACATGTGGCTTTCTGGCGTCCCGCTTGAGCAGATACAAATCCTCTGCGGACATGACTCTGTGACAACTACTGAACGGTATGTAAAATCCCGCTGGCGCGGTATTGTGTCTCCGAATAAGGTGGTTATGGCTGTCTGATACCAGACCCATAAACGAACAAATGCGGGGCATATCGATAGCGTCTTTTGAAAATAATATCAGACGCCAATCAGCCGTAAACCCATAACTGGCGTGGCTTAATGCCATACTCAGGGGTGGGACTGTTAATCCGCAGGTCCCTGGTTCGAGTCCAGGTCGGGGAGCCAGAATACAAGCCGGTGTGCAAGCAATTGCACACCGGCTTTTCTTTGTAAAAACGCCGAATATCAGACAGTTGTCTGAAACTCCCCAAAAGTAAAGCTACGGCGCCAGGCTGTTGATCGCTGTCGCTACGCCAATCGAACGCGCATTGCAGGCGTTCAGTTCGATGACATATCGATCGGCTCGGGCAGCTTCCCGCTCAAGAAACCCTGCATCCGGCTTAGAAAGTTCGGCGCCGCTGGCTCCCGCACATTGGCCGGTTGTTCCGGCACCTTCGGAATCGGCGTCTGCACGACGCGCAGGTCGTGTGCGCAACTCGTCAAGAGCAGTAGCGAGCTTGCGGTTAACAATAGCGATTTTCTTATCCCGTTCATCATTTGCCTCTTTAATTTTAGCTTTCATGGTTGATTCAGCGGTCGTCGCCCGCTTGGTAGCGGCAGCGAGCTTCTCTTCAGACTTGCGATTAGCCTCTTGGGTCGCAGCGGCCCACTCGACCTTCACGGCATGGCGCCCGTGCAATTCGCAGCCAAGACATAGCGCGACGAGTGCCAATATCCACAAGCACCACGATGGAACGATTTTGAACATGTCGAGAATAGCTATCATGGCAAATCCTTCTCGCATAATGCGCGCTCGGCGACGCGGCGCTTGACCAATCCCGGCAAGATCTTGCCGGCGGCAGAAACCCATTGCGGTCGTCCGCTATCGCTCTCGTTCATCGCTTTGCAAGCACCGCGGAAGTCGCCGGCATTGAAGCGCCGTGCTGTGGTGCTGTCGCAATACGCGTGGGCGCCGATGTTGTAAGCCCAGGACACGGCGGCGGCCAGTTGGTACGTGCGCCCTTTCAGTGCCGGCGTGCAGCGGAGTACCGGCTCGGCATGTGCGATCAGCCCGGTTTCAAGCGACTCTTGGCACTCGGCTTTTGTGTAGACTTGGCCGACAACGACATTCTTGGTATCACCACTGCACCTGGTCGCAATGCCGATCGGATCGCGGTAGCCTTTGAAAATCGTACCTTCAAAATTCGGAACGATCACCAGCAGGATCGCCGCCGCGCCGGCACCGACGACACCCACAATCGTTTTCTTGCTGGCCGCAGTAGATTGCTTATCCATTATCCGAATCCTTTCCCGTTTGTTTCAATAGGCGCCCGGCCATACCCAACGCCAGCAATGCAACAGTCCCGGCCTGGACAACTCCAGCCGGAATGCTTGCCTTCATATCGTCAGGAATAAACATCCAAGACCCTTGGATGGCGCCAGCTAGCGTCATGCACCACATCGAGATCCATTTCCAACACTCGCGCGCGTCATCAACTAATTTCATTTGTGCCACCCCGCCCCAGTTAATGCCAGATATACCATCCCGACGAATGCCGCCGAAAGTAACCCTATAAATGTCCACTTCCCAAACGAAGCGAACTGCTCGTTCATCCACTCTTTCAACGCTTCCTTAACCGCTTCTTTTTGCACGTCTTTGTCGATTTCTGGCATGGCCATCCTTATTTTTTGGCATAAAAAAACCACCCGAAGGCGGTTGGCGTTTCAAGAATTCCGATTAATTTGTGACTTCTACTGTTTCAATACTGGCGACCCAACTTATCGTAGTAGATGCCACGCCGGTGACTGCAATTTTCAATCCACCGAGTGTAGTGTCGGCGCTCACTGCAAGCGCCCATGAAGAAGCAGCGGAATCTTGATTAACCATCGTCACTGTGGTTGTTCCGACTAACGCTGCAGTGGAGGCGCCTACACCCCGTTTTATCGTTCCGCGAACGTCCCAATCTGATGTATCTCCCGTTGATGTATTGCGCGCAATGAGGCGCCCTCTAAACGAATAAGATGCGTTGTCCGGGAGAATTATTCCGTTCGAAGCCGAAGCTGCGCCAAGGTCTGTTGTAAGAGTAGCGGTGGTGGCGTTGGTCGTTTGTATTTTCAGAACATACTTACCAAACTGCGCATCGCCATTTGAAGCAATTTTCCCACTTGAATATGCTAAGAGCCCTGTAATGCCGCGCGTTGTTGCGTATGCGCCTCCAGGAATAGTCGATTTGTTGCCAGAGGCCGTATTGGTTTGCCCTCCCCCAATAGTGGCCGTGATTCCTGATATGGTATTGCTTGTGCCTCCTGCAATGGTAGAAGAGGTCCCTCCTGATGTTATGCTATTGGATGCTCCGCCGCCTACCACACTGTCGAGTCCAGCGGCAGTATTTAACTCAC